TGGCATCGCCCCCATGGCGTAGCCCAGGGCTTCCAAGTCACCTCGCACAAGTGCGAGCCATTCAGCGGCGCCTCGCGCAACCTGTTCGCCAAACACTCTTGCAGGACGTCGCTCGCGGACAAGCTCAAGCCAGACTGGCCACAGGTGCCGCTCGTCGTCGAAGCCCCGTCTCTGCCCGGCTTGGCTGAATGGTTGGCACGGGCATGAGCCCGTCCACACTGGCCGGTCATCTGGCCAGCCGGCGAGGCGCAAGGCATATGCCCAGCCGCCGAGCCCGGCGAAGAAATGGCATTGAGTGTAGGGGGCGACGTCGGCCGGGCGCACCTCTCGAATGTCTCGGCTGTCGATGTCGCCATATGGAATTAGCCCCTCGTTGATCAGGTTGCGAAGCCAAGCGACGCAATACGGGTCAAGCTCGTTGTAGTATGCGACTTGACCCATCATCAACCCCAAACTTGAGCAAATCTCAACTATCCGAGCACGCGAAAGCCGTCAAGCGTCCGGTAGGCTGTCAACCCGGAGGTAGCGTTGCTCGAATGCCTCGGGGGGCGAAAAAGACACATAACCGTCCGGGTAAAAGACGACATACCACCCAATCTCTGGCCTTGGGCGGTTTTGCGCCCGAGCGACGATCCGAGCCCCGTTTGTCCGGATCAGCCATTCATGGCTGCTGGGGTCATGGCGCAAGTCCTCGATCTTCGCCGCGCGGACTGGCTTGACGCTGAGATAGAGCGGCAGCCCTTCGGACCGTTCGTCATACATAGCCTCACCCTTTCGCATATCGGGTTCCTTCGCCCATATCTGCCTTGAGCGGGAACCGCTTCGCCCATGGCGGGATCACTGTCATCAGTTGCCCGAATTCCTGCTTGCTTCCGAAACCGAGCGGCACCTCGGAAATTGCCTCGTCGTGCACCGTGAGGACCACGGGATAGCTGGCGGCCTCAAGCCGCAGGATCGCCCCGGCGAGAAAGTCGCGGCACATACCCTGCACGCAGTTTTCAAGCAGCTTGCCGCCCCATGTCGTTTCCTCTTGCCACTGCTTGGTCATCCCGTTGACGCCCCAATAGTGGATTTTCCAGCGATAGCGCGGCACTGTCTCGCCCTCTGCAAGCTGTTCGAGGTCCGCAGTCGCAGGCTTGAGCGACGGGCGCCGATACCAGATCACGCGACCGCTCGGAAGCCGGCATTGCAGCCACTTGCCCTTGACGCGGTATGAGAACGGCCCGGCCGTGAACACTTGCCCGGGGTTTTCGATCGCGGCTTTTGCAGCGTCCTCAAGCTCGCGCCACAGCTCGACCACGCGTGGGTTGCGATCGCGCCAGCCGTAGACGCCCGTGTAGCAAAGCTCTAGCGGCAGAATGATCCGCCCCTTTTTCTTCGCGTTGCGCTGGAATGCGACCGGCCCCATCCCGTATCCGCATCCGAGCACGGTTTCTTTGCCGACGAACCGCGGGATTATGTCTTCTAGCGTTTTGTGCAGCCGGATCACTTCGTCAACGGAAATCCCGAAAATCGCGGCGCCCATTTCCTCATATATCTTGCCGCCCGACGCGAACAGGTCGACCTGATCCCATTGCCCCGCGGACCAAACGCAGCCGCGCGCCTCGACGTTGGAATAGTCCCCGAATATTAGACGATGCCCCGGCTTGGCGATTACCGCGCCGCGCATCATGCGCGAGATGACGTCGAATGGTGAGCCCCAAATAAGCTCGAACAGGTTTAGGGTGTCGGGTCCGTCGCCCCCGGCGACGTCACAGAGATCGCGATAAGCTGCGTCCCATCCTCCAGGCTCGGTAATACCCTTGCGGACCATGTTTTGTAGCTGAATGCCGCGCCCGGCCCAACGTCCAGGACCCGCGCCATGGTACTGCAAATTACCTCTAGCTCGATTTCCGTCTCCTGCGTATCCGCGAAATTTGGCAAGCTTTCTAAGGCTTGCCTTACCTGCTTCGAGGCGAATTTCAAACGCGCGTCGCACTGGAATGGGGAGGGGCCGGGTATCGTCAGCAAGCATGTCCTCAAGTGCTTCCCGGTCGGCGGCTTCTGCCTCATATTCGTCCCCGTTCCTGCGTTCCTTGGTTATCAGCTTGAATTCGATGCCGTGGGCGCTTTTTGCCCATTGCTTTAGACGAGGCATGTCCGTTACCTTTCGGACCTGCCCCCCAGTAACATCGCGGATTTGTTCATTGGCGCGCATTGCGGCCAAGGTCACGACGCATTCGGCCGTATCAACAAAGTCTAGGTCGACCTGTACGCCGCGGTTGTTGATTATCTGGTCAAGCTGCCAAACGCGCTGCTCGACCGGCTGTAGCGGCACGAGCGCTTTGTCTAGCCGGGTTTCCGCCAGCACGTCGGCCTCACAATACTCGACGAGCCGTTGCAGCTTCTCGGCGTCGAAATGCCAGTAAATGCCCGCCGGGTCCTCGCCCTTGCGCGGTTTGCGCGGCTTGCACATTTGCAGCATGAGCCGATGGCCCTCCTGGTCCTTCTGATAGGGGAGCGCGAGGGCTTGGCACGCGCGCGCCAAATCAAGCGGGAGGGCCTGCGCCGCGCAGCGCGCCAGGGTGCAGTCAAGCTGCCCAATCTTCGGCACCGGCCAGCCGTAGCGCGGCCCCATGATCGCGCGGTCTATTTGCTGCTCGAAAGCAGCGTTATGCCCCTTTAGGACGCCGCCGGCCGCAATGTGCTCGCGGATTTCCGGCAGTAGTTCCATGCCCGGGAACCAGCGCCACAGCCTTTCGGTCCCGTCTTCGTAGTGGAGCAAAAAGACGGCGCAGAGGATTTCCGTCGTCGGGTGCTCGGCGTACACGTGCGCGCCGACCTTTTTCAAGTCGGCGCAGCTCCGTGTTTCATAGTCGCGATGGATCGCGAGCAGTTTCATGTCAGCCGTGCGGGCAAGCGAACGGGTAGTGACACTCGGACGTGTTGAGCACGCCGCACGTGGTACACGGCGCGCTCAGTAGCTCGGCGCGCGGGTGCTGCTTGGCGCCTTGGGCGGCGATCGCCTGCGCCGTGCCCTGCACGGAGTTTTGGAGGTCGATCGCGGGCGCATTCCGGCAACAATAATCGCTGCCGGCATAGCTCGCGCAGCTCATGCACCGCTCGAATGGAGGCGGCTGCGCTTCGGCGAGCCCAGCGCTACGGAGCAAGCCCGAAATTGCGGCTTGGCCTTCGGCGATAACGTCCCGCTTGGCCGCGTCTTCGGCAGCTTTGCAAGCAGGGGACTTGTCCGTGGCCACGGCGACAACCCTCGGGGGCGGTTGCTTCCGTTCCATTTCCAGCTCGGCGAGGGTGCGGGCCGGCGTGCGCGTCGCCGCCCCAGCTTCCGCCGCTTTGTGGTAGTCGCCCTCCGTGTGGCGCGCGAGCACTGCTGCCGTGGCGTCCCGCTCGAACCGGTCATCAATCAGGGCGCCGCATTCCTGCGCGTCTAAAATGATACCGCAGCACGCGCGGATTTTGGCTTCGTGGGGAAGCCCGCTATCCGGGTCGATGTCCTCGCCCGCGAGCGCTGCGAGCGTATGGCGCAGGATCGCGGCGAGATAGACGCGGCGCCGCACATTCTTGCGCCGCCAGTTGAACTCGCCATACTTGCGAGCGCCTTCGGCGAACGCGAGCGCCTCATAGACGACGCCGACCATGGGCACGAGGTCTAGCGGCACTTTCTTGAGGGCGAGCCGGTCCTTCGGGTTCGTGGTGTCCTCGCCCATCAGACGGCCTCGCCCGTGCGCGGGTCGCCGTCAATTATCGGATCGAGAAGGGGAGCATGGGCGAAGCGCGATATATGCTCTGTCACGAGAAAGTCCCACGGATCGACGCGGAAGACTGGCTTGCCCGCCTTCTGGAACACCTCGATTTCGTGCTGCACGCCGTAGCTCTGTTGCCAGCCGGCGAAGGTGCCGATTGCCATGGCGTCGCTGCGATCCATCATGGCCGCGTCGAACGGAAGCCAGATCGAATGGTCAAGCGGGTCGATGTTGCCGAACCGCGCGAGCGGGTGAGTGTGCGCGATCGGGGAATAGACCTTGATGCCCCGGCGCATCATGGCCGCGGCGAGGCGGGCTGCGTCGGCGAACGCCCATTCTATGCCCGCGTAATATTTGGTGTACGGCGTGCCGAGATAGACAAGCCCGAACTGCTTTAGACGGTCCATTTTCAACCTTCCTCTGCTTCGTTGCGGATTTGGTCGCGGATGTAGTCCGCGATGATGTGGAGTTCCAAATAAAAGTCAGCGCTGAGTGTCCCGGCCCGGAAACGAAACACTTGATCTTCGCCTTCCAGAATAATCAGCACCGCGACGGGGCTGCTTTGCTTAGCCTTCGCCAACGCGATTTTCAGCGCCGCAACGGGGTCGTCAGCCTCTTGCAAGTCCCGTTGCGCACGGCGTAGTTCAAGGTCAGCAACATTCCCGTCGTCGCTCATGCCGCGCGCTCCGTTTGTTGCCACGCGACCCACTCGCGCGACGGTGCCGGCGGGTCATCCACGTAGACGTCCCAATGTGCCGTCATGCCGTGGCTCGGGTGCACGAACCAAAGCGGCTGCGTCGGCCGATCGGGCTTGGCGCCGAGTTGCAAACGCGCGTACTCGTCGAACCCCTTGAGCGTCCCGGCCACGATCGCGCGCGGCAACCAAAGCCGCTGGTGCCAGTGCCCCATGATCAGCTTGTCAAATTGGAGCCCCATGCTGGCGGTCTGACCGCTCTTTTTGACCTCGCCGCGCATGATTGGGCCGATCGACCCAATGATGCCGTCGCCGCCTTTGACGCCGAGCATGTCGCCGTGGAGCGCCAGGTAGCGCTGCCCAAATACGCGAAAATGGACGTCGTTCGACGGCCGCACGTCGAACTGGATACGCTTGTCGCCAGCGAATTCGCGCTTGAGCAGCTCATAGATGAGCCAGTCGAAATTCTTGAACAGGTAGCGCTTGAATTCCGGTTTCGCCGTGTGGCGCCCGTGGTTGCCGGCGACGCCCGGGACGTAGACGCGTCCAAATTGGCCGGCGAAGCGGCGTAGTAGCCCGACGAGCAGGTCCCGCGCCCGCAGCGCCGCCGGCAAGACTTCTTCCTCGTCTGTCTTGAGCAATTCCGGGTGCAGCCCGCCGCTGACGAAATCGCCGAGCAGGCAAGCGACAATCCCCGGATAGTTGCCCGTGTGGTGGCGCGTGCAAAGTTTGATCACGCCATCGGCGAGCCGGTGCACGCGATCCGCAGCCACGTCGAGATTGTAAGCGTTGACGCCGCCGACCTCCGCGGCGTTGACCGTTTCGCCTAGATGCCAGTCCGCAATTCCAACGATCGGAACCTCTGGCGAGGGCGTGCCCTTTCGGCGCGGCGGGGGCGCGGTTGTCCATTCCGGCGGGTTGGCCGGCGCGTCCAGAAATGACTTGCGCAGCGCGGCGAGCCCTTCCGCTTCCTCAAGCTCGCGGTGCGCGGTGCGCAGCGCCGCCCGCAAGGTCTTGCATTCGTCCTCAAGCGCCGTCAGCCGGCGATCGGGGACCTTTGGCGTAATTGAGCCTTGCTCAATTGATTGGGCACGCCTAAGCCGGTCGTGGAATGTAGCACGTGCGATCCCGGCGGCTTGCGCCGCCCGGGCCGCGTTGCGCCCGTGCTGTTCGTACAGACGCAGAATGTCGGTGTCGCTGATCAAAGGACGTGCTCGCACGTGATTTTGACATACTCGCCGGGGGCGAGGGGCAGGCTTGATTGGGCGAACGCCTCTTGCCCGCGCTGAATGCACGCGAGCGGGAGTGCTTGATACTCGGGTACGGACACCACGAGCCGGGCGTTTGGTCGCTGGCATTCGGCGGGCAGCAGCGCCGACGAACAGATCAGAATGACGGCTTTCAGCATGGCGTCACCACTCAATCCCAACCGCGTGGCTGTAGGTGTCGACGATCGCCGCGTGCTCTTTCCGCTCGGCGTCGTCCTGCGCCCGCAGCTTGATCACTGCGCGGAGGGCTTTGACGTCGAAGCCGTTGCTCTTGGCCTCGGCGAAAATGTCTCGAATGTCGCCCTGCAACTGCTTCTTTTCTTCCATCAGGCGCTCGATGCGCTCGACGAACCCCTTGATCACGGCAGCAGAATTCCCACCGACTTGATCGGCCATTTACGAAGCTCCGTTATTTGGGAAGGAAAATCGGGAGGGCTGTTGACTGTTAGACTAGGGAGCCCTCCCGTTAGTCGGCGGTTTGCCCTTAGTTCCAGTCGCCGCCGGTTCCGCCAGTCGACGCGCCGCTGTCGAATGCGTCGGCTTCGCCGGCCCATTCCGAGGACGCGTTGTCAAAGTCATCTTCGGCCGCAGTGCCGCCGGCCGCAAACGAAACATCGTGCTTGAGCAGTTGCACGTTCTTGAGGCCGAACGTCACGCCGTCCTTGCGCTTCGCGTCGAAGAAATATGCCTCGATCGAAGCCCGCGCCCACCGGCCGCCGTAAATCTCGCGGGCGTCCGTGATCCGCGGGAACTTGTCGTCCGGTCCCTTGGTCGCGCCGACCACGCCGGGCGGGTACTTGTCGCTCGCCGAGGCGCGGATCATGAGCCAGCCGGTCCAATCCCCCGGCAGCGGCTTTTTCCGCTCGGCGTTGTACGCCGCAAAGTCTTTGAGGACGTCCTTGCTGCCGTGGCCGATCTTCGGCCATTTGCTCTGATCGGCGCCGAACTTTTCGGCCATCGCTGCCATGAGGGCCTTTTTGAACGGCGCCAAGTCCGTGCCGGGCGGGAACAGCATCGTGAGCTGGTAGCTCTTGCGCTTGGTGTCCTCGTCCTCCCGGGGTTCCAAGAGGCAAGGGAAACTCATGCGGAACGGGACCGTTCGGACCGTCCGCGCTTCGTCTTTCTCTGCCATTTTCCAGTGTCTCGTGTTTGCGGAGGGGTCAAATCACCACTCGACGGCGTCCGCCATTCCGTCGTCGTGGTTGTCAAAGTCGGACTGCGCCGATGCGGCCACCTCGGCTGCTTCCGCGCCTTCCCTCACCAGTCGAGTGCCGCTACTCGCCTTGTCGTAGAGGCCCGCGAGCGCTTTGCGGTCGGCCTTCGGGACCAGCTTTTCCACTTGCGCCGGGCTCAACAGTTTCTTGCCGAAAATTGAGCTTTCGTCAAGTCCGAAGACAAACAAAAGATCGCTTTCGGCGCGAGCGGTATCAATCCACTTACGAGTTGCGCGCTTGGTGACCAGCTTGTAGCCCGGGATGGTCTGCCCCCGATCGGCGAGAATGTGCGCGTGGTAGCGCACGGCGTTGAGCCACGACTGGATCACGTCGGCCGCGTCGAGCACCTTGGCCAGCTTGGCGTTGTCCATCGTGACGGGGTTCACGGTGCGGTCGCCGATGCCATTGTGCGTCATGCCCTTGTCCTCGTCGAAATCGAGTTGCGCCAGATCAAAAACGTGGTCCCGCAGCGCCGGGCACGTCGGCGCGGCGCGGCAGAATGTGCAGTGATCGCCGGCCACCCGCGGCGCGTCGGGTTCGAGCGCGGCACGGGCGCCGTTGACAAGGTCGATCGCGAGCTGTTCAAGCTCGTGCATGATTAGCACCCGAGCCCGGCGCACCGGCCCGTCTCGGTGGAAGGCCCGGGGTTGCACGACGATTAGCTCCACCTCGCCAACGGGCAGCGTCTCGGGAAGCGTACTGAGTGCTCCGAGCGCATAGAATGCCAGTTGAGGGTTTGCGCCATCGGGGCCGTTGACCTCGACAACCTTCCCGACGCCCATTTTCAGGTCATAGACCCGCAGCACGTCGTCCGTGCCGACTGCGACGCAATCCGACGTGCCGTAGAATTCCGGGTGCAGGCTGGCCAGGTGAAAACGCCGCTCGACGAGCAGCTTTCCGCCGCGGGCTTCCTTGTCGGATCGCACGGTGTCGAGATAGACCTGGATTGCTTCCGCGTGCTCGTCGGTTATCTCGACGCCCTCGACGACGCGGTCAACGTACTCGACCGCGTCTTGGCCGCTTTCGAGGCAAAGCGCCGCGACGGCATGGCACGCTGTCCCTTCGCGGGCATACTCGCTTTGCTCGTCGGGCATGCCCTCTTGCGCGCGCACGCTTCCCGGGCACGCCATCCATCGGTGCGCACCGGACGCGCCGAAACGGCTATGTCCGGTCGGTGCGGGGGCGCTCGCCCCCGCGTCCACTGTCCCCACCATGGTTATGCCGCGATCGCTTGCGTGAGGGCGGCGATGAGCGTCCCGTATTTGTCCTTGCCGATGTCCATCAGCCGCAGCGCGCCGCCCACCTTCTGCATGACTTCACGGGTTTTCATCTGTCCGTGCGTCTTGGCGTGTGCGTCGAGTGCGCCCTTGACGTCTTCGAGCGTCGGCGGCGTGGGCTCCGCAGCGGGGGGCGTGGTTGTCTGCGGCGTTTCCGCCGGCTTCGTCCACACGGTATCACCCGCCGGGGCCGGCTCCGCAGATGACGCAACCGTCGTCGGTTGCGTAGGGGTCTCCGCAGACGGGGCAACTGAAACACTCGTCTGCGGCGGCGTAGGGTCCGACGCCGGCTCGACCATCGCTTTGGCCGTATCGCTCTCGGGGTTGAGCTGCTTCGGTGGCTCGGTTTCGGGCTGCTTCGACGGTTCGGCCTGCGGTTCGGCCTTGTCTTCCGTCGCCTGTTCGCGCCGCGGTCGGCCGCGACCCCGCCGCGGCAGCTCGACGACGGGCGACGCGTTGTCCCCGTTCTTCCGCTCGTCGTCGAAATCGACGACGCGCACGACGAGGTTATCCTTGATCAGCCTTTGCCGCACCTCGGCAAGCAAATCGTCCGTCGACACGTGCGCGAGCGCATTGTCCGCGACCGACGCGCTCAGTTCCCGGAGCGCTTTCTTGAATTCGAGGGCACTGTCCACGTTAATGTGCAGATTGATAGACATTCCGACCTTTCCCTATTGGCCTCAGTTGATGACTTGGGAAATCATCGCTGTCTTGCGGCAGAGCGCCCGCGATACAGGCTCGTCGATGCTCCCGTGCAGATAGGCGAACCGGACGCGCACCGGTTTTGTTTGGCCGTTGCGGTACACACGCGCAATGGCCTGTTCGTTGTCAGACGGGCACCAGGAAGCTTCGACGAAAAAAGCTTCACTAGCTGCGTTTTGCAAATTGATTGATGCGCCTGCGGCCGTTATCTGGCCGATAAAGACGCGGCATCGGGGGTCGACGTGGAAACGATCGATTGCTGCTACACGATCACGGTCCCCTATCCCTCCGTGAATGACAGCCGGAGCATACGGCGCCAGCACTTTTTCTAGCGTCGCGATTGCTTCGCGGTGGTAAGCAAAAACTACAACTTTATGTGATGTTGCGTCAAGTTCTTCCGCTAGAGTTAACCCGCTTGCGAGCGCCTTTAGCGTGGCGGTTTCCCGGCGGATTGTGGCGAGAAATTGGCCGGCTTGAGCGATGCATGCAAGGTATGCATCTAACATCGCAGCATCAAACGTGTCGATTTTATCGGGCGATCCGTAGCGTTCGGCGAGTGTGCCGAGCAGTTCGGGAATGTCGCCATCCGGACGCTTTATCCCGCCTCCTGTTGCGTCAACGTCAAGCGGCCACGTCTCAATTGAGAGCGGGGGTAGCGACAGCACGTCGCACCTCTTGAGGCGATCCATGTACGGGCTCATGCGTTGACGCAATTCGTCCAAGTGCTGGCCACCGACGATTTGCGGGCCGTATTTGGACATTTTTACTTGGCAGTACCGCGCCTCAAATTCCCACTGCTCCATGGGCCGGCCGCGGTACTCAATTGAGCCGGGGAAAAGTGCCCTCGCGTGCGTCCACAGCTCGCCGGGGTGGTTCGGCATGGGCGTGCCGGTCGCGGCCCATACGCGAGCGGCCGACTTGATCAGCGGCTCTTGCCGGCATTTCCCCTTGCCGGCCGACCCGAGCCCATAAACCAAGCGCGTGCGCTCGGCGTCCGCCGTTCGGAGGACGTGCGCTTCGTCCAACACGAGCGCGCCCCACCGTCGCGATCGAAGCATCTTCGCGACCTGCGGTATTAACAATTTGTCATAATTTACAATGGCAGCATCGGTGAGGGTGTCGACGCGATCCGCACTCGATCGGATGACTTGGACGCGTGGTGGGACGTCCGGATCAATCGTAAACCGGAGGATTTCTCGGCGCCAGTTTTCACGTGCCGACGCAAGACAAAGCACCAGCATAGGACCGTGCTCGGGCGAGTTTTCCCAAGCTCTCGCAAGGGGAGCCGTCTTGCCCACGCCCATGTCCCATGCGAGCATATACGCATGGGCCGGGATCAGCCGGGGGACCAGCGCGGCTTGATGAGCCATCAGGCCGTCTACATATGGGGGCATGGGGTTTAGATGCGCCCCGCGAAAAACATATTCGGCTCAAGAAACTGGCCGCGTTCTCTCGCAAGGCGGCATAGCGCCGGAATATACCGGCTCGGCACAAGCCCGTCGTGCCCCTTATCACCGTACCACTTGCAAACGCCGCTCGCGCTAATGCCGACCGCGATAGCGACCGCGCGCGGACCGCCGAGGGATGCCACAATTGACTTAGCCGGCTCCATTGTTTACCTTATCCTCAACTTAATTGAGCGAACGGGAACTAAATAGCCGCCAATTGAGTTAAGGTCAAGCTGCCAACACTGTGAACTTGTGTAAATTGAGAGAAAGGACCCTGAAATGATCGGCCAAGCTCGTGAGCGTCACGCGTGGTTGCGCGGTGCCCTCGCGGACCGTGGGCTACGCGCTAAGGATGTCGCGCAGCGCTGGGGCGTGACCGACGCCGTGCTGTCGCGTTTCATCAAAACTGGCGACCCCGAGCTGTCCATGGCGCGGGCTCAAGTTCTCGCCGACATGCTCGGCATGCCAGTAGGTGACCTGAGCAAGAGAATTGCGGAGGACCTTGCGCCCCCGCCGCGGCGCCCCGAGCCCGAGCCCGAGGCCGACGCGGAGCCGGAAGCGCCGCCAGCTCCCGCCGCACCCGCCGCCCCCCACACGGGGAACGGCGTCCGAATGCTGCTCAACGAACTAAAGGAATGCGCCGAGCGCGTGAGACACGCGTTGCCGGGATACCGCGTGATTGTGCGGGTCGAGTTGCAGAATGGGGAAACGGGATGAAAATCACATATATTGAGCGCTCGCCCGGCACGTGGCGACTGCGGATCGAGACGGGGCGTGATGCGCAGCGTCGACGCTTGTTCTCTTACGAGACGGTGCACGGGAACGAGGAAGCGGCGGCACGGCGCCGATTTGAAATCCTCAACGCGAATGAGCAAGGAAATTGGGCGCAGCCCGACAAGCTCACACTCGCCGGCATGCTCGCGCGGCCGGCCGACGACCCGCGGGGCTTCGGCCGGTGGACCGCGCAGCGGCTCGCCATTGGCCAGATCACGCTAAAGACCGCAGAAAATTACCAGCGGATATTTGACGCGTATGTCTTGCCGGCGCTCGGCGGCAAGCGGCTACAGGAAATCGCCGGGGCCGACGTGCAGGCGCTCTATACGCGATTGATGACGGCGCCGCCCGCGCGCAAGCTGTCCGCGTCAACCGTGCTGCACGTGCACCGGATATTGGTCGGGTTCTTCGGCTCGTGCCGGCGCGCCCGGCTCATCGGGCTAAACCCGATGGAAACGGTCGAAGCGCCCAAGCGGGCTCGCCGAGACGGCCCGCCGCGCGCGCTCGACGACGCCGGGATTGAGCGCATGTTGGACGTCATCGCCGGGCATGAGCTGCTCGCGCCTCTTACCATCGTGGCGCTGGCCACCGGTATGCGCCGCGGCGAGCTGTGCGGCCTGCGGTGGCGCGACGTCGACCTGTCGGGCGGTCGCATCAATGTGGCTGGCCAGATCGTAAGCCACGAAGATCGGTCGCTGGAATGGCGGGCGCCAAAATCCAGGGCCGGCACTCGGCGCGTATCGATCGGCGCCGACGTGTGCGACATGCTCCGGGCGAGACGCCGGGCCGCCGCGGAAGCGGGGCTGCGGACGGGCCGCGGCGGGGCCGCGCTCGACGACGCCTATGTGTTCCCGCGGTCGGAGAATGGCGACCCGATCAATCCAGATTACCTTACGCGATGGTTTCAGCGCGTATGCCGGCGGCACGGCTTACCGATCGGCTTCCACGGGCTGCGCCACACACATATTACCGCGCTCCTGCGGCGGGTAGGCCGGGAGGGCGCGAAGGCCGTGAGCCAGCGCGTCGGGCACTCGGACATTTCGACCACACTCAGCGTGTACCAGTCCGTATTCGAGGACGACGAGCGGGAACTCGCGGACCTTGGCTCGGGCCTCGTGCGGTCGCGGGTACAAAATGTACCCCGGAACAAATAAGACGCCGCTAAGATATTGATAACTTTGTGTTCTCGGAACCGTTGCTGTTAAGCGATATTTAACTGCCGCCTCGAAACACTGGTATCCCATGCATGGGGCGGGGACGCACCTGATCGGAATGTCTCCACCACGCTGGCCCCCTACCGTTGCGGCGGTCAGATGAACCGACCAACCGACGTCCAGACCCGTGAGGCTTTACGGGCGCGGCCCTCGCCGATCGAGCCGGCACGGCTGAGCGCCGCCAACATCAATCCCAGGACGATGCTGGCGTCGGACTACCTCAATCATTTCTACCGCGCGACGATGCTGCTCGAACTGATGCCGGCCCTTCCGGACTCGGTGGCCGAACTCGCGGAATGGCAACCGCTGAGCTATTGCGAGCACTTCGCCCAGTCGGCGTTCAAGGAACGTGAGCTTGCGATCCAGGCCTACCGGCTCACCGACCCGCTGATCCGCCGCCGGCTCGATGACATTGCCGACGAGTTGAACGCGATCCTGGGCTCGACGATCGACGCGATCCGGCATTGCGGCGCCGCCCGCGCCGCCGCCGTCGCCCGGGCCGCCATCCACCGTGTGCGACCGCTGACCGTCGAGGCAGCCGCCCTCATCAACGGCGCCGTCCCGACCGGGGTCACCGAGGA